CGGCATTTTCAATGAGCATGTCGGCGGTTTCCGATGGTTCGGCGATCTGCTGCGCGCGGTGTGGGCGTTGAGCGCGGAGCCGCATATCTGCGAGGCGAAACCGGCGAAACCCGATATGGCGCATCCGCTGCCGCCGCGTTTCGACCCGGAAATCCGCAAGGTCAAGATGCTGGTGCTGCGTGAGAATCTGCATCGTCCTGGCGGAAGCGCCGATGATGACGAGCGGGTGCGACGTGAGTATTCGCATCGTTTCATCGTGCGCGGCTTCTGGAGGGATCAGGCGTATGGTCCGAATCATTCATTGAGGCGCAGGCAGTGGATTCCGCCATTCGTCAAGGGTCCAGCCGATAAGCCTTTGATCTGCAAGGAGACGGTGCGCATATGGAAACGGTGAGCGACATGATCGCCGGTTTTCTCGCCGGCCTGACGCCGGGTACAAGGGCGCAGTATCGGAGCGTCGTATCGCAATGGCTCCGCTGGTGTGCGGATAACGGCATCGACATGCTGCGGGCAAAGCGCACTCATATCGAGGTGTTCGCCGCCTATGACGGCGGCATGCGGCCAGCGGCGAAAAACACGGTGTGCAGGAATCTGAGCGTCGTTTGCTGCCTCTACCGCTATCTCTGCGAGGAGGGGTATATCGACTGCAATCCTGGCGAGCATGTGCGTAGGCCGAAACTGTACGGTCATTCGGATGGCACGTACCTCACCCGCGAGCAGGCAAGGCTTTTTCTGACCGAAGCACGCGGTATGGGTGCGCGGACGGATGCCCTGTGCAGTCTGCTGCTGTTGACCGGTGCGAGGGTCGGTGAGGCGCTTGGGTTGGATGTCGAAGACTGTCATCTGAATGACGGGCGTCCGTGGGTGCGGTTCGACCGCAAGGGCGACTGGTCTCAGCGTGTGGCCATTCCCTCCGATGCGGCCGAAGCTCTCGCACGACTCATTGGCGAACGTAGGCGTGGTGCGGTGTTCCGTGAGGATTCCGGCGCGCGTCTGCGGCAGCAGACCGCCGTGGGCATCGTATCGTCCGTGGCATTGCGCGTGGGCGTGCCGGATATTTCGCCGCATTCATTGCGGCGAACGTTCTGCACGCTCTCCCGTGACGCTGGCGTGCCGGACAGGGACATCATGGCCGCAGGCGGGTGGAACAGTCCGCAGATGCTCGACTATTACGACATGTCCCGTCGCGGGCTGAATGGCAAAGCTGGCGACGGATTGCAGGATTATCTAGGCGAGGAGGATTGATTTGAAATCCAAGGGTGCTATTTACTGAAAAATAGTGGGGGCGGTTTTTGAATCCGCCCCCATTCATGTGCCATTGTAGATCACTCAGTTACGCTTAACGCGGTTTGCAGCCAATTGTCCACCAATTCGGCTTCGTTGACTGGCTCGAAATGCCATGCGTCTAATCCGACGTTGATCTCATTATGATGTCCGCCGAACTCAAGCGGGTCATGCGCGTGCGTGTGTCCGTGCAGGAGCAGCGTGTTGTTCATGCGTGGTATCGCGTATTCGGCTAATTCCGGCGCGTTCCAATTGGTTGAGACTGCGCCTAGGGGTTTGCTTTGCGTGAAGTCCTCGCGCCATTGGTAGTGGCTTAAAAATACCGTGTGTGGATTGTTGCCCCACCCGTCTCTGATTTCGGTGATGCCGACTCTTCCGACTTCCACGAACACGCTTGCCAACTTTTCCAGCGTGCGGGTGGAGCTGTGCAGTTCGTGGTTGCCGAGAATCAGATGCCTGTTCTTGCGTGGTACATGCAGGTTTTGGATGCGCATTATCGCTTGGTCTACGCTCCACGTATCACCGGAACTGATGTCTCCGAGAATGTAGAGTTCGTCTTCCTCGCCAACATACGTGTTGATGCTTCTGATGATGTCGGCATCATGCTTCCGCTAGTCAACACAGTTCTTGAGCGGCTTATGCTCACGTTCGGCTTGTTGTTTGATCGATGCATCCTTAGCGTATCCGGGTAGCGCGTAGCCACGTAATGCAGCCACGAAAGGGTGAGCGAAATGCAAGTCACTGGTAAACCACTTCATCTGTTGTCCTTCAACATGTTCCTGTAGATGCGCGTACCGGCTTTTATAGCAAGTTCCGGCGTACTGTAGCAGCAGCACTCCATACATGGGCCTGATAGCGGGCGAATCGTCGGGTTATCAACGTCGAGGTCCACGCGGCATTCCTTGTAGATCACGGGAATATACACGCCTTCATCCTCGATAATCATGATCGCACTGTACTTGGGTTTGTCCTCGTCAATATGCCCAAAAGGCTTGAAATCCGAGAGGTCTGGGGACGGCTTGCCGTCACCTGTAAAGACGAAACTCTTCGTGACTGAAGTGTCATCCACGGTTCTCCACCGCCTTCCCGTGCTGCTTATCCCACTCGTCCAATGCTTCGAGCACTCTTGGTAGTCCGAAATAATCGTAGGTTTCGCTACCCTCCCGCCCGTTGCGCGTCACGTACCCGATTGTCAGCATTTCGGGTTCGTCGCCGCATGTCTCACAGGCTGCTGGGCAGTACTCGCTGTAGTTGCAGCTGGTCACTCGTACCGGCTCGTCCTCGCTTCCGTCGAACAGTTCCGGTGATTCGACTTGCAACACGCGCATAAACAGTTCGTTCGTTGATTTACTGGTGGTGTTTTCCGTCATATTGATCTTGCTCATTCTTCCTTCCCCCTATAAAAAGCCATTAAAGGCATATTCTTTTTTACCAAGGCGATAATAGCCATCATATGAATCTTTTAATTGAAATTTAAACTTTCGAAAGAAAGGCTTATACTGCGTTAGAGACTCCTCTGGCACAGTCACGAGAGGATAATCATCCTTCAGAACATCCAACGCATGTTTAACTAAAGCCGTACCGACACCTTGTCCACGGTATGGCTCAAAAACACGCAAAGAACAAATCTTCTTTTCCTGTTCGCAATTTTTAATTATACAAATTCCCGCTATATCTTTTCCAATTTTTGCCAGAAAAATCTCACGAGTGACACCCAAATTAGGTACCACTTTTCGCATAAACCATTCATCAAAATCTGGATAAAACCGCGTAAAAACATCCAGATATGCATTCAATAAAGAATCACCAGAGATAGTCTCAAGTGAAAAAATTTTAATCCCATCAGACATCATACCCCTCGATTCTTCAAACACTTAAACTAAAAAACAATCTTGTGCCCGGTTTTCGGATTGACAATCTTCATTCCGCGTAGCCTCCTATGTATTTCCAGCAGTTCGCGTCCACAACGCATTCAATGATCGGGAGAACGTCGAAGCCTTCACGGTCGAGTTCATCCCAACGATGTTCCGCCTGCTCGAATGTGGAATAAACGCCCATGATGCTCACGTACTCGCCGTATTGGTCAGCCACTCTCTCCCTCATGGTGAAATACGGGTACCACCTATCTACCGGTTTGAGCGTGTAATCCCTGTATTCGTCCCTGTCCATAACGTTCGCAGTGACGACGTAGACTTTCATGCTTCATCCTTACCTGTGGTGAATTGGAGTGTGTGGAGTCGGCGGCGGTCGGTGAGGTTGATGCCGAACATGCCATGCGAATGGAATTGGTCTACACAATGTTTGATCTCGCCATCCACCCGGTAGGTGGTCGAACGACCGTTGTCGTCGGTGATGGTGATGGTGGTCAACGCATGACCTCTTCCACGGTGGCGAGGTTGCTTGCCATAATGGTTTTGCTGACGCCGTTGCGAAGGTTCTTGAACGTGAATGAAAATGGTTTCATGCAGTTCTCATCCTCGAAGTCGATGATGCATTCCATGTCATCCCAACAGTTAATCCATGGAGAGCCGACCAGTCTGGGTTCGGCATGAGTGTAGACGATGACGCCTTCCTCACGGTCGGTGTACGAGTATGTGAATCCGAGTTCGTTGAGTTTGACGGCGTATGGCGGATTCGATAGGTCGATTTTCACTTTGCATCCTTTCCAACGAGTCCCCAAATATCGTCAACCGGAGTGGTTTGCTGCATCAGCATGTACACGTCCGCGATACGGTAGATGGAATGCCGCCCTTCCTTGCGTACCGGGGTGAGCTTGCCCCTGTGCGCCCATGATTTCAACGTGTTCGCGGATACGAGGTATCCAGCCTGTTGGAGTTTGCTTCTGATGTCCGAAGCAGTCCCCGTGTAAGTGCTGTGTTTGATCTTGTCTTGCATGAGTGTCCTCAAAAAGTTGATGTTCCAAACGTTCCTGCATCCACGGCATTTGACTTGTTTTGCCGTCTCGTCAGCGCTTAACGGCATGTTGCAGTCAGTGTTGGGGCAGTTGCCCAAGCTAACCGTATGGCCTTGATTCAACAGGCGCTGGCATTTGTCGCGTGCAATACGGATTTCAAGCGCGTACACGGGTGTTGCCGTTGAGCATAGACACGCGGGTTCGCCTTGCTTGGTTTTCTTCACGGCTATCCGCTGCGCCAACACGTTCAACGGATCGTGATTCAGGTATTCGACGCCTAAGCATTTAGCGAACGCGGATAGTGTGCCCCACACGCTATCATCCCGTTCGTCTCCCTCATACAGCAGGTCGAACACTTGCTCCCTCAACGGCGGATTATCAGAGTATCCTCCCCCGCCACCGTTAGCGTCATGATTCTTGTTGATGCGGTTCATCTTGTCGGTTTCCAAAAATCCGATGTTCTTCGTGAACCATTCCAAGTCAGCTAGGAGCCGATGTTCACATTCAGGGCAGAGTTGCCTGGTATCGTCTCGTTCACGCCCGCAACGCAACAGTTTGCAGTCAGCCAATCGCACGCCTTCCAAAATCATGGTATGTTGATTCCGCACCGGTGCCCGAAGGCGTGCGATTAATGCCGGAACATGTCTAGTATACCGGTTGCACCCAACCTTGCAACCGGTATTGGATTAACGTCTCAAACAGTCTCCCGCTTCCGTTTTCTCTTCTCGGGATGAAGCAGGTAGTAGTTGCGTTCGTAGGCCGCCTGTTCCTCACGGCTGAAATGGTGGAATGTCGGACGATGCGCAAGCTTGTATCGGCGGTTGCATTCCAAGACTTGCTCACGGTGTGTCATCCGCCACTGTCGCGTGTGCTCACGTTTCCGTGCGAGCTGTTCCGCAGTAAGCTTGACCGGCTTTTTCGACGCTTTCGCCTTCTTCTTTCCGACTGGCGGCTTCTCAGACGGCTTGCGCCTACAACGACGAAGAACCGCTATGTCAACCGCGAACATTTTCATGATCTCGTCGGCGGTAGGTTCTTCGATCATCAATCCACCGACTTCCACAAAACAATCAAAACAGCCTTCATTCCGTCACCGCCTTACGTGCCACTTCGAGTACTTCTTTCGCCCGCTCGATGTAGTCTTCCTGATAGCCGCAGATTTGCCCCGCGTAATCCCATGCGTCGTCCTCGTCTTTCGCCGCACAGTCACTTTCGACACCATCCCACTTCTTGCAACTTCGCCATAGCAAGCGTTTTGCCACGGCCTCCACCTCAACGTCAGACGGTGGCGCTTCGCGGCCTCGAATATAGGCTTCCTGCAAATCGTCAGTATTGGCAGCGAAAACCTTCTTGCAGCCCGAACCGTCATTCCAGTACTCGGTCGGGTACACCTTTTCGGCTTCATCCTCTGCGATGCTCAATTCGTCCTCTTTCCGTTCGCTTCGATCATGGCGTACAGCATTTCACTCGCCGGACGCCGCCTGTAGCTATTCCGCTTGTCTCCATAGGACACGTCGTACAGGCATCTGAGCTTGTCCCCTTTGGCCGTGGGCACCAACACTTGGTCGATGTCTCGCGGAATCTGATGGCCCACACGCAGTTCATCCGCAAGCTCAGGCGTGGTGACTAGATAGTTTTCGTCACCGTAGAACGTCAGCCCGTGACCCGATTTGAAATCAGCCATGCATGACTTGATTTCATAGCAGGAGAAAGTGCCTAGTTCCACACTGCTTGGTTCGAGCACGTAGCCGGGCGTGAAAGGCTTGAATCCGATGTAGTCGATGCGCCTGTTCCGTGGTGTTCCAAGGTCGAAGTTAACCTCGCTAGCCCAATAACTCACGCGATTCTTCAACCTCTTCTCGACCAGCTTGGACAGCATGGCGGTGGTTTCAGCCCTGCTCATTTCTTCCTCCTGAAGTACTTGTATTCATCGTGGTGATGGAACAGGAACAGGTGAAGTCTCCACGCCTTGACTGCCAACAGGCCCTTGAGTGTGATCGCATACCCGCCATGGACACGCTTCATGAGCTTCCTATCGGCCAATGATTCAAGCATTCGGGAAAGCTCTTGGCCCCCTTTTTGTTGCCAGATGTAGCTCATCCCCTCAGCGATATACAGGCAACACATGTCCTTGTCGTATTGACTAATCATCATTAGCCTCCCTCTCAAGGATGTAGACGTTCGTCGCTGTGACGGCGTTATCACGCAATTCCGTTGGCGGCATGGTATCCACCCGCAGAATCTGCCAACCCTCGTTCAGCAACTCTTCAAACGCACCCATATTCATCAAGGTGCGCTTACCGCCGTAATCACTCCAAAACAGTGGGCAAACCTTGTATTGAGCGCTCATTTCGTATCCTTCCCCTTGTATTCGTCCACGACTTGTTTCCATTGACTGCTTGCGTATGCTGGGTCGTCATACCAGCTCGTAGAGATGTGTTTTCGCGGGCATCGGAGCCGATATATCGACTTGATGTAATTCCCTTCCTGTGTACAGCCCTTAACGATTTTGGGTAGTCTGCCGCACATTGGACACCCGTATTCGTTGTGTTTGCGTTTGAACCACATGACTATTCCTCCGCGTCCTCGCTTTGGTTAGGCACCTCGGAAGGCATCGAGCCGGAATAGCCGAGCATGGACCGGCAGTGGTCGATGATATGGTCAAGCAGTCGAGCTTGCATTATGACGCCATACACGAAAGCCTCACTGCCATCAAGCAGGTCGTTGGAATATTTGATTATCGGATTGTCAGACCGGATGACCGACTTCAAATCGGCATAGGCTTCTTCCGCATCCTCTCCCGGCGCTGGTTCAATGTCGGCAAGGATTTTCCTCCGCTGGTTCTCGCACCAGTCGATGATCTCGTTCAACGTCTTGTCTTTTTCACTCACGTTCGTAGCCATTTGTTATTCCTTTACTGTTCTTATCGTTCCTGTGGTTATCGTCATGGTCGAAGATGCATACGAATACGCCTAACAGCATGAGCACGCAGAGTATCGCTATCACACCCAATGTGATGACGATGAACACGCTTGAAATATTCCAGCAAACATCAGCCAGACTCATGATTTCCTCTCCTTGCGGAATTGTCTGATAGCATTTTCCGCGTCGTAATAGCGGGCGACAATGCGTACCCACGAATCGAACGCAGCTTCGGCAGTCTGACACACCTCGCCTTGAAGGCACCTAAGGTCGCACTCATACCGGTAGACAGTATGACGTGGATTGTGATACGTGCATTTGCCGGTGACAATTATCGGCGCGTGACCGCAGTATGGGCATCTGAGGTAACTTTTCGGCTCCTCCTGCTTTTTCTTCTTCCGTCCGAACATCACTCACCCTTCAACGGGTATGGCGCAGTGGTTGGTGTAAGCGGGAACGCACGAGGATACAGGCAGTCAAGCACCGTCCTCCACTTCGCGTAATCGTCCTGATCGTTCCAATAGCGTGGGATTAGGTCGCCATTGATGAACAGGGCGCTCCATGCGCCGTTACTGTTCTTGCGAAGAAATGCGCCAGTCCGTGTCCGGTAGAAGCCAGGCTCTTCCGGCTCGTCGCGTGACGGTCTCTCCGGCAGAAGCATTTCAAGCTGTCTAAGGAGTGCCTGCGCGTCATCGACGGTGAGTATCAGACGGTTATCCTTATATGAGATTGCCACAGCATTTTTGTCTTTATCCCACCAATAAGCAGTCATTCGCTTCAGCACTATTCCTCCTTCACGTTGAAGATGCGTTTGAACTCGCGTAGCGAACTCTCATAGGCGTCGGCCTTGCCGTCGATGTAACCGTTTTTGCCTTTGCCTCGAAGCTCATGCGAGTCGTCATATCGGCTTTCAATCCACTTCGCATACTCGCTGATGCGATCATCAAGGTCAGTCATTGTTGTCCCACATTCCTTCTTCGTTGGTCGCATAGTTCTTGCATTGGAATATCCGCGCCAATTTCTGAGCATCCCCGAGAGCCTTCCACAACGCATCTCCCCTTGATACTCTCTTGCTTATCGGATAGTCGCGTGTGGCACGGAAAAGCCAAGTGTTCTCGATCACATCCCAACCCCATAAGACCAGTTCATATCCATTGAATGTCTCATCCGGCATGGTGTAGATATGACGGATGCTGACCGCGTATTGGTTATTCATCGCTTCACCTCGTTGAGTATGAGTATCGAATCGTATGCTCTGCATAGTTGGTTCTCACCACCGTTGAGACTGATGATGACCGGCTGGAACACTCCCCCGAAAAACAGTTGCACCATGCTGCCGCTGCCGTTACTGAACTTCGTGGTCATCGATTGGAGGAAACCGTCGATAGTGGTTCCCTCAACGGTGGTGGCTATCGCACGCTTGCCAGCGAGGAATGACGATGGCAGGTGCTGCCAGTCGGTGATATGGTCATGCACATTCATGGTCGAACACCCCGTTTTCCAATCGTGCAAGCAGGTCTTTGCCGAAGTTGATTCCCGTCCCGCAGACGGCATTCTCAATGTCTTTCGTCCGCTGGTCGGAAGATGGTTTGTTTCGCACTGTCTCACATTCATGAATGAGCGTATGTAAAAAGTCGGCAAGGTTAGCCAACCGGCGTTCAGCACGAGACACATCTTCAAAATCGACGTAAACCAGTGGGAACGAGTCAGCGTCGAACGTGCGTTTGACCACACTCCAATCCATCGTGTCCAAATCACCGTCCGCGAACAGTTGCGCATCACACTTGACATTGTGGATATGCCAAGCGTCACCGTCGAAGCTCAACAGGTCTTCACCATCCCGAGTCACATACCAGCCCGGTTCGGTCGGCATGTCAGAGTCGGACTTATGGTGAGGTTCCAGATCGTACATGGCTTTCACCTGCGCGTAGATGTCATCCAATTCCCTCCCG